TTATTGTTGAGGAAGGTAGTCGGTTGGGTTTACCAAAACTCCGTCTTTTGACATTTCAAAGTGAATATGCGGATCGGTCACATTTTCACCGGTACATTTACCTGACGTTCCGATAACTTCGGCTGATTTTATTTCTTTACCTACAGTAAGATTTTCAATATTTTCAAGTCCCATATATTTCGTTATAAATCCTGCGGCGTGAGATATTATTACATATTCGCCCATTGCGTCTTTGCCTGTTTCGTCAATAACGCCGTCAGCGACGGCTTGTACACTGCAACCTGTGTTGGCGGCAATGTCAATGCCGTTGTGGGTACGCCAATCGGAAAGCTGTTCGTTGTATTTTAATTTGTCCGAATATCCTTCAAGTGTATTTCCGTTTACAGGCATAATAAATGCAGGTTGTTCGGATGATACGATAACTGCGGTTTGGTCAACGTCGGGATTGTTGACTGCATAGTCCTCAACAGGTACTTGTTGTTCGGAGATAACAGGTATATCGGTTTGAGTGTCGGTACTTTGAGCGGTTTCGGTATCAGATACAACTTCCGAACTCTCTTCTACATTTGCTGATGACGCCTCTTGAGTTTCATCTTCCGAAACGTTCAGAGCGGAAGAAGTGAATTTGTCGGTTGAATCCGAAAAAACTTCGCTGCCACTGTTATCGGCTATCTCATTGCTTAGCATACTCGATGAGTCTGAATTGTGTCTTTCGGTAAAATAACCGGCTATACCGATTGCCAATACACAGCAACAAAGTGCTATGTAAAAGCTTGGTAGCTTTTTTGTTTCCTTTTTTTGTTGTTGATTCATTTTGTGTTCCTCCATATACATTGTAGTATTTAGTATTGTTTCCTTAATTTTCTGTATTATACATTTTGCTAAATAAAAATTTTACATAAATCATTGACAGGTATGACGGGAAGTGTGTCTTTTAAAATTCACGATGATTATAGCAGGTGTGAATTATTAAAGAAGTTAATTCATTATTCGTGTTATTAGGGTATAGGAAGCCGTACGGCACTCGGTAAGGGTGGTGACGAACAGAATATGTTTTTGGTATAGCTAAAAAGAATTTCTTAAAATTTAATAAGGTTGTCGCAAACTATTGCAACAACCTTATTTTTTTGGTATAATGTAATCTAAATGAACAGAAAAAAGAGGTAATTATTTTGAAAAGAACGGATTTTTATTATGACTTGCCCGAAGAACTTATTGCACAAGAACCTTTAAAGGACAGAAGTTCTTCAAGGCTTATGATACTTGATAAAAATACAGGTGAAATTGAGCATAAGCATTTTTATGATATAGTCGATGAACTAAATGAGGGTGATGCACTTATATTGAATGATACAAAGGTACTTCCGGCACGTCTGTACGGTCAAAAGGAGGGTACGGGCGGTGCTATTGAATTTTTGCTTTTGCATAAGCATACGCTTGATACTTGGGAAGTAATTTTGAAACCGGGCAGAAAAGCTAAACCCGGCGCAAGATTTGTTTTTGGCAACGGTGAGCTTAAAGCGGAGGTTTTGGACGTTATAAATGACGGTAACAGACTTGTTAAGTTTGAGTATGAGGGAGTATTTGAGGAGGTTTTGGATAAACTCGGAGAAATGCCTCTGCCTCACTATATAACACATAAACTTGAAGATAAAAACAGATACCAAACAGTGTATGCAAAAAATCCAGGCAGTGCGGCGGCACCTACGGCAGGACTTCACTTTACACCCGAATTGCTTGAAAAGATTAAGGCAAAAGGCGTTAATATAGGTTATGTAACACTTCACGTCGGACTCGGAACATTCAGACCTGTTAAAGCCGACGATATACTTGAACATAAAATGCACTCGGAATTTTATATACTTCCGCAGGAAACAGCCGATTTGGTAAATAAAACAAAATCAAACGGTAAACGTGTAATTTCTGTCGGAACAACTGCTACAAGAGTTTTGGAAACGGTCGGAATGGAAAACGAAAAACTTGAACAAAAAACAGGTTGGACGAATATATTTATTTATCCGGGTAAGGAATTTCACGTTATAGATGCGCTTATAACAAACTTCCACTTGCCTGAATCAACACTTATAATGCTTGTAAGTGCTTTGGCGGGCAGAGAAAATGTGCTGAATGCCTATAAAACAGCGGTACAGGAAAAATACAGATTTTTTTCATTTGGCGATGCGATGCTTGTGGGAGACGTGAGACCGAAAAAGAAATAAAAATATCAGAAAACCCCTGTATTCATGGAATGCAGGGGTATTTTCTTTGTATTCTGTTAATATAAAAAATCATGCTCAATACCGTTTTTAAACTGTATTGATATAATTCTTCCGTCCCAAACAACAATTTTTTTTATTACGGATTGTATAAAATTTTTTAACACATTTGTATCTATGTGCTGTATTAAGCTGTTGAAATTAATATATCGCTGATTTGATAATTCTTGCGATATGATAAAATAACTCGCTTTTTCGATAAACTCACTGTCAGTGATAGTGAAGTTTTGTGAGCTGTTTTTTTCTATTTCTTCAAGTCGTTCATCGACTCTCTTTAAATTGTCTAAAATATTTTTATTTTCAATTATGTAGTCCTTTTCGGCCATTGCATTGTCATTATATAAGTATAGAGTTTTTAGTCTGTCTAAAGCTCTAAGATACTTACGTTTTTCGCTTATTAGTAATTCACGTTCTGAAGCAAAATCAGGTTGACTTTCATCTCTATTCACAGCAGAAGTGAAAGGGTCAGAATTAAATTTTTTTGATACAATCATATTGTACATTTCATTTAAACCTGAAGGCGCAATATCCTTTACATCTTTGAATACGTCACCTCTAAGTAACTTTTTCTTGAACATATCAGGTGTTGTTGTTTTACCCATATTAGCATTGGCTTTAATGATGTTGGAAATGTAATTCAAAATAAATGGACCAAGCGTTATATCCGACATATACTTGTTTTGACAGTCTGAATATTGTTTTCTGCGTGAACATAAATATATAGATGGACGATAGCCTCCAGTTCTTGCACGGTCGATTGTAGCTTGATATGTGCTTCCACACTCACCGCAAATGATTAAACCTGCAAATATGTGTGTATTTTTACGTCTATAGCGTTTTGGTGCATTTGAATTGCGATGATTGCATGCTCGTATTTCAGCGCATTTATCCCATTGCTCGATTTCAATTATGGCAGGATGATGGTCTTTTACCGTTATCCATTCATCTTCGGGCTTCAAAGATGCAACACCAGCACCGCCAATACCGTCTTTATGGAGATTGTACTGATACTCTCCAAGATAAAATCTGCTTGCAAGTATTTTTCCGATAGTAGTAGGAGACCAGTTATTCCCCGTCTTTGTGTTTATTCCATGTTCATTAAAGTATTTTGCAACCGCAAGCATTGATTGTGTTTCTAAATATAGGTCGTACAATTTTTTGATGTGATTGCCTTCGATGGGGTGAATAGAAAACTGTTTTGTAGATTTGTCATAATTGTAACCGTAAGGTACTCTACCACCGTTCCATTGACCGTTTGTTGCTCTTGACAGCATAACCGCCGAAACACGTTCGGATGTCATGTTTCGTTCAAGCTCAGCAAATACAAGTATAATTTTCAACATTGCTTCTCCGATTGCGGACGAAGTATCGAATTGTTCATTTTTACTGACGAATGTAACCCCAAGCGTTTTTAATTCTTCATACATAGTAGCAAAATCAAGAAGATTTCTACTGATTCTGTCGATTTTCCATACAAGAAGATGCGAAAATTCTCCGGTACGAAGTTTTGACATCATGTACTGATATGATGGTCGTTCTGTATTTTTTGCAGAATATCCTGCATCTTCAAAGATTTCATAGTTATCTATGTTTAAAGCGTACTTTGCATAATTAATAAGGTCTTCACGTTGCAATGGAAGACTGTCTTTATCAATTTGATGGTGTGTAGATACTCTAATATAGATAGCCGCTTTTTGTGTATTTAGTGTATCAATTATTTTATTCATATCGTAAAACCCTTAATTTGTATCATTATTCGATAAAACCTCATTAAGCACATCTTTATCAAGCGGGGACAAATATTTGTCAAATAATGCCCATAAAACTGTTTTATCAGCATCTGAGGCACGAGTGTATGCTTGAACAAGGAGAAGTATATCTTCCGGAAAGTTTGGATTAGGAGTTTCGACATTTGTTACACCGACAAGATAATCGGCAGATACTCCAAGACTTATAGCCATATCCTTTAATGTTTTGACGAATGGCGGTTCTTGTTTGCTTGAAGTATATCTTGATATTGATGCTTCGGTTGTACCTGATTTTTCAGCAAGCCAACGCTGAGTTACACCTCTTGTGTCAATTATTTTTTTTAGTCTGTTACCAAAGTCTGACATAGTAATCACCTCAACTTAATTATACCATAAATTACGAATATGTAAATATAAATTATATTTTTTATAAAATAATTCAAAAAAACACTTGATAACTTACTGTATGGTAAGTTAGAATAGTATCATAGAAAACAAAGAAAAGGAGGTACCCCATGAACGGAGCAAAATTAAAAGGTAAGCGTGTTGAAAAAGGATATACGCAAACCGATATGGCAAATTTCATTGAAAAATCCTTTGATTCATATTCAAAGAAAGAGCGTGGTGAAGTGTTATTTACTCCTAAAGAAGAAGCGATAATAGCAATTAAGCTACAGCTCAGTCTTTTAGAATTTAATGAAATTTTTTTTGATGGTGACTTACCGTACGGTAAGTTGGGCGAGCAAAAACAATGGAAAATATAGAAGGTGTTCGCAATTATTTAAAAGAAAACTACAACATTTCAGATGATGCTGAATTAATTCAAGCACTTTCAAAAATGAAACCTATGGAAATAGGCTTTATGACGAATAGGAGGAATGAAGATGATAAGTAAAACACAAAGAAAGATTTATTATCTGATTGTAATCGAATTGGCTGTTATATTAACGATTATATCATTTAGATTAGCATACAACAGTAGATTATATGTCGCTGTTGGCGGTGAAATATTTGTATTTCCGTTAATACTTTTTGTAGCCTATAAGCTTGAAAAGAATTGGGAGGTGTTGAAACGTGGATATATCAGGATTGTACGATTCCTTAAAATCGGTTAAACACTCTGTTGAGAATAAAATCGGTAAATCGATTTCTACGGAGAGTTTCAGAGAAGCCTTAGATTATTGTAGTCAAAAGGCTTTAAGAAATAATAAAAATGCAAGTTATGTAAAAATACTTATCGAAGATTGCATAGTTGATGAATTGACGATGAATTTCATAACTTCTGTAACACGAATGTTTGCTTAAAGAAAAGAGGTTAGAATAATGAGAGTGCCAAATAGTAGTTCTGATGCCGTTGCAACTATGGAGATTGCAAGAACAGGAAATTACGGAAATGATATGTCGGAAGAAAAACTGTTTCATGAATGTGCCGGATGCGGTGATGACATATATTACGGTGATGAATATTACGAAATCGATGATAAAATTGTCTGTGAAGATTGTATAGGTGAATATCTCTATGATGTGTATGCCCCAGAACATAGAAAGGTGGCTGAATACGATAATGAGTATTGATAAATTCGAGCCTATGACGGAGCTGAAATTTGATGAACGAAAACATATTTACACATTAAAAGGATTTGAGCTTCCATCTGTTACAACTCTGATGAATCCATTATCGGATGAATTGTATTCGGCAATATCACCTGATGTGATGAAAAAAGCCGCCGATAGAGGAACAGCAGTTCATGAAGCTATAGAAATGTATAGTAAGTATGGTGTAGATGAAATAGAGCCTGAATTTGAAGCTTACTATACTGCATTTAAAGAATGGCATCAAAAATATAAGCCGGTTCATTTGGCAAGTGAATATCGCATATATCACAAAACAATGATGTATGCAGGTACTATTGATGAAGTTTGTTTGATAAATAATCATTTAGCAATAATCGATTATAAGACAACATCGGGTGTGAATGAGATGTTGACAAGAGTTCAGCTTGAAGCCTATGCACAAGCGTTTAGCTCGCATGGTATAGAAGTATCAGGGAAATCAATAATTCACTTAAAGTCGAATGGAAAGTATGAAATGATAGATTATGATGCTCATGATAACGAATGTTGGAGCGTATTTGTAGCGCTTTTACAGATAAATAACTATAAGTCGAAATTTATAAGGAGGAAGTAAGAATGTTTGAAACAAGAAAACAAAAGTCAGAATCAGAGTATTTTGGAAAGGTGAATGTATCACAGGAGAAAATCAGCAAATTTGATAAAGAAATTGATGAGATTAAAGATATAAGCGGTGGTGCTTCTGCTAAGCTTATGGCAGATGTATTTTTTGATGAAGCGTTAGAAACGGCAAAAAATATTGAGGTATGGCTTAATTCGCAAAATAACGGTATGGCTCAAAATATCGCAATGATAGCTTTGATGATGACGGCTGATAGGTTAAATGAAACAAAGTCAGATAGTTATAAGGTTATGATAAATCAAACAGTGGCAACCATTATTAGATTGAAAATTGCCGATGAAGAACAATTAGGAGAAATGTTATTCGGTGGTGTTTTGGGAGGTATTTTAGATGGAAGAAAATAAAGAAACTGTTGTAGCGGTTATTCAAAACAATGAGACAGATGGTGAAAATTATGTATCTGTTGGTGTAGGTTATAAGGAAGAAGTGCAACATTTTAAGATAACAGATGACGATGCTTATGCTGAAGCTGGTAAACTCGGAAGCAAAATTAAAGGAAAGACTTCCGAGGTGACAGAATTTTTCAAGCCGTTAAAGGCGGCGGCACATCAAGCACACAAAAAAATATGTGACAGAGAAAAAGAAGTGTTAAAGCCGTTTGTGGAGGCGGAAAAAACGATTAAGAGAGCGATGAACTCGTATTTGGATGAAAAAGAGAAAAAAAGACGATCAGAAGAAGCTTACATAAAGAAAATGGCACAGCAAAGCTTAGAAGAAAGTATAAATAAAGCTACTGAACTTGAAGCCAACGGAAAAATTAAAGAAGCAGAGGAGGCAATGGAAGAAGCTATAATAGCAGAAAATTTTCAAAAGTCAGGTGCATCACTTCCGGTACAATCAGCTCCGACTGTTAAGGGAGTGAGTACAACGAAGGACTATGAGATTGTATCAGTAGATTCGTCCAAAGTGCCTATTGTATTTAATGGTGTTGAAATTAGACCGGTCGATATGTCAGCAGTTAAGAAATTAATCAAAAATTCAAAGGGAACAATCGAAATTGAAGGTATTGAATACAGAGAAGTAAATAAGGTTAGTTTGAGAAAGTGAGGTAATTTAAGATGGCTAATGCAACTACAAATGCTACAGATATGATAGTTAAGTACGATTCGGCGTTTGGTGAAGTAACGCTTACGGCTGAAGATGTAAAAAAATATCTTGTCAAGGGCGGTGGACAGCTAACAGATCAAGAATTGAAACTTGGTATGGAGCTTTGCAAATATCAGAAATTAAATCCATTTACAGGTGAAGTCTATTTCATAAAATTCGGTAATGATTTTCAGTTGGTTGTCGGATATGAAACATACAAACGCAGAGCAGAAGAAAATCCTGAGTATATCGGAAGAAAATCAGGTATTGTTGTACAACGTGGCGGTGAAGTCATACAAAAAGAAGGAACGTGTCTATATCCTACTGAAACCTTGATTGGTGGTTGGTGTAGAGTTTTTCGTGAAAAACGTGGTCGAGAAGATGAAACATATAAAGAAGTCGGTTTGAAAGAATATGATAAGGGACAGGCAAATTGGAAGTCGAAACCGTGTACGATGATTGAAAAGGTTGCAGTATCTCAGGCATTGAGAGCAGCGTTTCCGACTGATTATGAAGGTTTATATACTGATGTTGAAATGGGAAGTCAAGAGTATGGCAGTAATATGCCAAAAAGTGAGCCTTCAAATACTGAAAATGCAAATGATGTTATTGAAGGTCAGTGTAGAGAAATCGATGATATGGACCAATTAATTGCTCACGAAGAAAGAACAAGATTATTTGATAATGTCACAAAAATATACGGTGAAGATGGTGTCAATATCATCAAAGAAATATGTGACTCGTTTGGGTTTGAATCAACTAAGAAATTAACCAAACAGCAGTATTTTAACCTTGTAGAAGCCGTGAATGAACGCATGGTAAAGGATGAAATACAAGAATCTAAAATTGCGGAATTGGAGTGGTAATATGTCAAAAGGTTTGAATTATTTTATCCATGATTCTGATGCCGTGGAGAATGAAACACTATCTATATTGAGAGGTTTATACGGCAATGATGGATATGCTTTTTGGTTTATAACACTTGAATGTTTGGTGCAGTCAGATGAAATGCAACTTGACTGCTCGGACAGAAAGAATTGGCTTAGATATGTTGCAAAATGCAACATATCTGAAGCTAAGGCGAATGAAATTATAGAAGCACTGGTTAGCTTAGAAGCAATAGACGCTGAATTATGGAATAAAAAACGTATAATTTGGTCTGATGCACTTGTGAAACGTCTTAAAACAAAATTAACACGAAGAATAGATGGTGTTCCCGAAAAACCAAAGATAGAAACACCTGCTAAGAAAAAAACGGTTAAAACGGTAACTCGCAATGTCATTAAATATGCAGAATATGTTTCAATGACAGAAACGGAATATAACAAGTTGGTTGAAAAATATGGAGAAAATGCTACCAAGAAATTTATTGAGGTATTGGACAATTACAAAGGCAGTACCGGAAAAAAATATAAAGATGACTATAGAGCTATTCTTAATTGGGTAGTGGAGAGTACATTTGAGAAATATCCGTATTTGAAAAACTCTAATGTACAAAAATTGAATCCGTTTGATTCCGTTCAAATACCTGATGGCTACAGAGGTGATATGTAATTATGAATCTTAAAGAAACAATACTTACGAATGAGGTCACGGAAGATACGGAAATTCCTTTATGCCCTCACTGTCATACTCCGAAAGCAGTTAAAATGGTGATGATGGGTAAACTTAGACTTTTACCTGTGATGTGTGAGTGCAGAAAAAAAGAGGTAGAAAAGCTTGAAAATGCAGCTAAGGATGCAGAATTTCAAGAAGTTGTACGCTCTCTAAGGAAAAACAGTCTGATGGACGAAAGATTTAAAGACAGTAATTTTAAAAATGTTATTGTTACAGATGGCAATAAAAATGCTTTGAAAATAGCTCGTAGATATTGTACTGAAGCAGATAGAATGTTGTCCGAAAATCAAGGATTGATGTTTACAGGTGGTGTCGGAACAGGAAAAACTCTTATAGCGGCATGCATGGCAAACGAGTTGATTAATAATGGATATTATGCAATTATGACATCTATTGTAAAGATGCTTGACAACGGCTATAGGAATGAAGATGAAGCTTATATCAGTAAGTTAAATAAGGCTGATTTTTTGTTTATTGATGATTTCGGTGCAGAAAGAAAAACCGATTACGCATTTGAACGTATATATAACCTTATAGATAGCCGATATAGAGTAAAGAAACCGTTGATAATAACAACTAATCTGTCAGTTCCTCAGATGACACAACGAATTGATATGCAGACTGACAGAATATATGACAGAGTGCTTGAAATGTGTTATCCAGTCGAAATTACAGGTACCTCATGGAGATTAATTTCAGCTAAACAACGGTATGAACGGTCATTGAAGGAGGTGAAATAAATGTCGGAGAGTAAGGACGAATATAAATATATTCGCATCTCAAAAGAAGAAGATAGATGTATGATTGCTCAAATCCTAGCTAAGGAAGGATATACGGTTAAATTTGAGCGTAAAAAACTTACGGAGAAGGCAAGAGCATATACATACTTCGTTTGTTACAAAGAAGAATAAATGGCAATGGAGGATTGGAATTTGTAATGGAATTAAAATTCACAATTAGAGGAGAGCCTAAAGGAAAGGGTAGACCTAAGTTTTCAAGGCAAGGGAATATGGTTCGTACATATACCCCTGATACAACAGCAAATTATGAGAATTATGTGAAAATGGAGTATTGGAATCAATGCGGCCAAAGAATGTTTGCGAAGGGTGTTCAACTTGATATGAGATTGACTGCGTATTTTGCGATACCTGCAAGTACATCAAAGAAACGGCAACAGCTGATGCGAGATAAGGTGATAAGACCAACGAAGAAACCCGATATGGATAACATAATCAAGGTTATTGCTGATGCGTTGAACGGCATTGCATATTATGATGATTCTCAAATAGTAGATACCGCAGTACGAAAATTCTATTCAGACGAGCCAAGAGTGGTTGTCAAAATATCGGAGGTGGAATCATGAAAGATTTAGAATGGTCGGATATATATGGTGAAGGTGAAATTGTAGCCGAATGTGATTGCTGTGGTAATACAGAACGAACAGAATTTACAGACAATTATCCTGACTACAAATCATTTCAAAACGAATTGAAAGAAAAAGGCTGGATGGCATGTAAGATACATGGCGAGTGGCACGATTTCTGTAGCGAATATTGCAGAAATAAATATATAAAGGAAAATGTATAAAACATATAAATGGAGGATTTTAAAATGGCAAACGAACAGAAAAAAGGTATTTATGAATTGAATCTTGACAGTGATGTATTTCTTGGTTTAAAAACGGATTTTAACAAGATTTTAAGAAGAACGCTTTCAAATATGGAGAGCAAACACAGTGATGAAGCAGAAGTTACAGTAAAGTTGAAAATCAGCACAAAAAATGATATGGTTCCTGACTTTGTATCGGGAAACGGTATGAACCGTGAAATCGTTCGACCGAGTTTTCTTCATAAAGTAGAATCTGTTATGAAGATTCAAGAAAAGGTATCAGGTCATGTAAGCGGAGATTATGAAATGGTATGGGATGAAGATAAGTGCCAATTCGTAATGAAAACTATAGACAATGGACAGGTGAGCATGGATGACCTTGAAAATGAAGAAGATACAAAGCAAGAGTATGCACAGCTTAATTCGGCAAAACCTCAACTTGAAGAAGACAAGGAAGATGCAGAAGATGTAATCGAGGGTGTGTATCGAGAAATCAATGACGAAGATGACGAAAATGCAGAGGATATACAGTATGATGAACCGGAAAACTAATGGGAAACCGAATGATGTATTAATATATGAAACAGTAAGCCATATTTTAAATAACCTAAGCGACCAAGGCATAAAAGTATGGTTGGATATGGGCGAATTAATGCCTAATTTAAAGGGTGGAAAATATGCCGCTACTGAGAAAAAACCAAGGAAGCAATATTCAAAATTCGGTCCAAAATGGGACATGGATACAGAACAGGTACTCGCATTATGTAATCAATAAAAATGGAGGCGGAAAGCTTGAATAAATATGTTGTAATGACTAATGCTGATGATACAGTAATTATTAATTCAGATAACAATAAGGAAGTCAAAATGTACTTTTCTAAAGGTTATAAAATTGTAAATCGAATCAAGTCAAAACATCCTCTTGAACAAAATGTTTTGGAAATAATGAATGCGATGCAAAATGGAGAGGGAGAAAGCAAAGATGAAGCAAGTAATAAAAATTAAATTTGTAGATGATGAAGGCAAACCAAGAGGAAAGGAATATTGCTATTACTGCACTGTTCCAACAATCGCTCTCGGTGATTATGTTAAAGCTCCTGTAACACCTCAGAGTGAAAATGATATGCCGAGCAGGAAAGGCATAGTTACAAAAATAAACGTGCCGGAACAGGAGATAGAACCATTCAAACAATACGCTAAGACAATAACAGAGAGGATTGATTAAATGAATACAGTAAATCTTGTTGGCAGATTGACAAGAGATGTTGTTGTACGGCAGACGAAACAAACAGGCAAAAATGTAGCATCATTTTCGTTGGCTGTTAAGAGACCGTTTTCGGGTGGAAATCAAAAGGACTTCTTTAATTGTATTGCATGGGATAAGGTTGCAGAAGCATTATCCGTGCATACCCAAAAGGGCGATTTGATAGGTATAACAGGTTATATTTACGTTAGAAAATATACAGATAAAACTGGTGCAGAACATACGGTGACGGAAGTAAATGCAAGGCAAATTGAATTTTTTCCGAATGGTAGGTCATCATCTAAGAATGATACCGGAAATAGCGGTATGAGAAATTCATTAAATGATGAATTTGGTGATATTGATGGAGAAGAAGACGATTTGCCATTTTAGGAGGTAGGTAGATGTCAGTGGATAATGAAAATCTTGAATTGAAAAAATGTCCGTATTGCGGAGGTACGGCGATACAGTTCGGCAGAACGAAGAAAAAAATAAAGTGTAAAGAATGCGGTGCATCAACCAGTACATATGATTTGTTGTCAGAAGCGGTTGAAGCATGGAATAAACGCACTATTAATAATCAAATGGTTGCTGAATAAAAACTGAATATTACAGGTCATGCAAGAGCGGATAAGCATGATTCAAAATCCCCTTGTAAATGAAATATCAAAGCTATTAATCCTTTCTTGTAAAATATTATAGAGTGGTGCTTGTCTGCTCCTACATGACCTGTAAAAAAAGAACAACGCTTGCGGAAAAACCACAAACGCTGCCCTTAAAGATATAGATGATACAACTAATATTAACACATAAGGGATTTAAGTGTCAAGCGTAGGAGGGAATATTCGCAATGAGCAAAGATAATAAAGTGTCAACACTGACAAAAGCTACCGTTAAGGCTATAACAGAAATTGCTACCGCACAGGCTATTAAGGCATATAACGATGAAAAAAAGTCTGATGTACAGAAATATCATGATAGACGTTATAAAAATACAAAGCTATTGCTGAAAAACTATCATAAATTCGTAGAATACAGGAATAATGCTATATACGATGCATCGAAAGTTGAAGGCAATGTTATTATAGCTGAGATTATGGAAGAAAGTCCTGAAGGAAATTTTTCGGTTGAAAGTATAAAGAAAAATGTTGTTATTACTCATACTATGTTGGCTCACATAGACGAAATGTTGAAAGTTTACGAAAACAGATGTAATAGATCATCAAAACCTGAAGTACATAGAAGATGGAGAGTATTAAAGGCTATGCACTTATCCGAAGATGAAGGGAATGTTGATGATATTGCAGAGAAAGAAAACTGTAGTAGTAGATTGATACAGTATGACTTGAAAAAAATTTATGAAGAATTGTCCGAATTGTTTTTCGGAATTGATTTTAACGATATGCTCCAGTAGGGGCATATTGTAGTTTTTAGAAATTTACAATGGTGCAATTATTTGTGTAGTATTACAATATTATTATCAAATAAGCAAATAAGATTGACAAAATACGTTTTTTTGGTACGATACGCACACAAAAAATAACAAAGGAGACGAAAAAAATAATGAAAAATTCGGTGGACATGGAGAACGGTATAGTAGGAATGAAAAAAGTGAGGACTATAATTAAAGCATTCAGCAATCAGGAGCTTGATTTCTACAATCCGGAAGATTCGTTAATTGCATTTCAAACAATTCAAGATTTGTTCGATGAAAATTTTGAAAAACTTGAAAGAGCATATTACGGTAATGAAAGCGAGGTAATTGTAAACAAATAAATTACATAATAAGTGAATGGAGGCAGGGTAAAACCTGCCTTTTTCAGTTATTTTTATCTTTAGTGGTTATACTATTTATTATAGAATCAATAGCATCTTTAATACCGTCAAATTCACATTTGACAGGATTTAATTCAAGTAATTTGTTAAGTGAAAGATTTTTTTGGTCACCGCATTTTTTATCTATTTCTGATGTAGGCAATATATAAAAATCCCAATGGTCAAGTATAAGTGGGTTGGCTGTTGGTTTATCACGGTATTTGTAAAGACAAAAAACATAAGCTATAGAATGCCTTTTTATATCAGGACTACGTTCATCATCAGCATAGAACCAACCTTCTTTTTCGATTGCTTTTTTTATAGAAAAGCTTATATTAGAAGGACGGGTTTGTTCCCAAGATTGAAGATATGCAGATGATTTAATTTCAAGACAATTTCCTTTATATCGTAAGTCGAATCCTTGATTATCACTGCGAGCTTCGGTAAAATCAATTTCTAATGCCTGTGCCACAATAAATTCCGCTAACGGCCCTCTGATGCTTATATCAAGCAAGTCAGAAGAATACCACATAACGAAATCTGAGAATAGCTTGTTTATTGGCATTCCGTAAAATGTAAAGTGTTCATCACCTGTCATAATTTTTCGTTCAGGTTTCGATGAAATGTTAAAATCCATATAAATCACTCCTTTTATAAAATTGTAAATAAAAAAAATAGCAAAGTCAATGAACAAAAAAGCAAAAAGTTGTATTATAATACAATATAATTACATATTTCGCAAGCTTTTCGTTGACTATGCAAATTAGGGTGTGGTACAATCGACTTGGATATTTATAATTTAAAATAGGGGTAGTCCGTAAGGACTACTCCTATTTTTGTTGTTTAATTGATGGAGGTTGACCGATGGACGAAAAACGCATTGAAGTAGTAACTATGAAAGCAAAGGATATAAAAACGGGATTTGGCAATCCTCGTAAGATTACAAAGAAGAATAGAGAAGAATTGGCTGAATCACTTGAATTACATGGCGATTTTGGATTGTTCCTGATAGATGAAAACGATAATATAATTGCCGGTAATCAAAGATTGAGTGTTATTGTTGAAAAAAATCCTGAGCAAGAAATTTTATGTAAGCGATTAATAGGATACTCAACCGCAGAATTACGAGCAATTAACATCAAGGATAATACCCATTCGGGTGATTGGGAATTAGACCTACTGGCTGACTGGACAGCGGATTTAAACATAGATTTAGGGTTGGAATTAGATAATTCAAATCCAAACGACCATGACGTTGAAAATATGCCGTTGATTCATTACGAAAAATACGATTATGTATTAATAGCGTGCAGATACGAAACCGATTACAATGACTTGATTAGAAAACTTGGAATTGAAGGCAAAAAGGTAGTAATCCATAAAGGTAAGAATGATAGAAAAATCAAAGCAAGAGCGATATGGTACGACCAAATCCAATCTCAACTGAACTGCAAGGAGGAAAAGTAATATGAATTATCTGTTTGTAGTAGCTCACCCTGACGATGAAGTGCTTGGTGCAGGAGCAACTATACACCGACTGATAAGGGAAGGACATAATGTGTCGGTATGTATGTTAAGTAGTCAGTGTAATACTCGGTATGATGAAAGCCTTGTAGTAAGTATGAAAGATAGTCATGCGATACTCGGCATAGAGAAAGCATATGTAGGAAAATTCAAGTGCCTATGCTTTAAGGATGAATCACATCAAGAAATGGTGCAGTTCATTGAAAATGCAATAGTTGATAGCAATGCAGACGTTATTTTCACGCATCATCCGACAGATTTGAACAACGACCATTATATAACATCATTGTTATGTCAAGAAGCGGCAAGACTTCCTCAAAGGCAAATATGCGATTGTAATAAAATCAAGGCTATATACTTTATGGAAGTACAGTCTTCTACGGATTGGAGTTTTAATACTGCGTGGGAACAGTTTCGGCCAAACACATTTAATGAGATACAGTATGAAGATTTGATGCGTAAATTATCAGCTTTAGATGTGTATGACAAGGTGATTAGAACCGCACCGCACCCACGTTCTTATGAAAATATAGAAGCTCTTGTCAGGTATCGTGGAAGTCAAAGCGGATTTGAATATGCAGAAGCATTTGAATGTATTTTTAATTTGGGGGTTTAAGATATGAAACTTGCAATACATCAACCATGCTATATTCCGTACATCGGTATATTCTATAAAATGTATGAAGCAGATAAATTTGTTTTTTTGGACGATGCTCAGTATTCAAATGGTTATGTGTTTAATTGGAATACTATAAAAGTATCAAATGGGATTTGCAGATTGAGAATACCTATAAAGTATGAATTTGGAGATGCAATAAATCAAGTAAAAATGAGAAATGAATTGAAATGGTGCGATAAGCATTTAAAAACCGTCTATATGAATTATCATAAGTCGAAATATTTTAATGATTTTTTCTTTGAATATAGAGATTTGTTGTTAGAGCCGTATGATAATTTATCACAACTGAATACAGCCTTATTTATAGAAATATCCCGAAAATTCGGCATATTAAGACCGTTTGTATTAAGCTCCGAAATGGATTTGACATCAAAGAAAGAACAGCGTGTAATTGATATATGCAAGCAATGTAAAGCAGATGTATATATATCAGGACATGGAGCGAGTGCCTATCAAGTACCGAAACACTTTGAAAAAGAAGGGATAGAGCTTCAATATTCAAAATATAAGCCTATTGAATATCAGCAATTATGGGGGGATTTTGTTGAAAATATGTCCATTCTTGATTATATATTTAATAACGGCTTCGACTGGGATAATATCGTCAAAAAGGTGAAAGGGGCGGCATAGAGTGGAAGAAGTAACACTTGGCATTTATGTACAGAGCTATAAGCGATATGATAAAATCCTTACACAAGATTTGTTTGAGGAGTGTACATATGTTGTACGAAAAAGTGAGGAAGAATTGTACCGACAAGTAGGTGTAAAAAGCATTTGGGCGGTAGATGATGAAAAGATAGATAATGCAATAAAAACATATTGGTACATTATTGATAATGCTCCTGAAGATATAGTATTTGTAGCTGATGACGATATTGAAGATTGTCTTTACAGGCTTGATTCAAATGTACCTATAGGGAAGGACAAAGAAATAATTACTGATGAAGTTATACGAATAGCACAGTTGCTTTATGATTTGAAACTTGGCTATGCGTGTATAGATGCAACATCTACACCGTTTAATTATGACGGTGAGTTTGCATTTAAGGGAACGTCCGGTTCGATGAAGTGGGTGAACAAAAAAGTATTGAAAGCAAGACCTGATGAAAGGGTAAAATTCAATTATGATATTGATTTGATAATGCAGGAACTGTTGTATAACAGAGTAGTTTTGAAACCTCGCTATCTATGCGGAAAAGATAAACAAGATGTTAATGCAGGTGGAGATTCAGGAAAGCTTCGACAAGACCAAATAGACAGCATCGAAAATATGAAAATTAAATGGGGAAAGTATTTCGGATATAATTATAAGTCTAATAAGCCCCGAATAAAAGTTGAAAGATAATTCTCTTTATTGTTTGCAGAAAAAAATATTTAAAAATTTCTGAAAAATCACTTGACAACGGTGGAGGTATTGCTACGATACGCTTGTAATCAAAATACAAGGAGGTTTTTCAGATGAACAAATATTTTACTCAATTAAAACTATTTCTTATAAACAAGGAAGCAGCAGGAGGAGATGTAACTTATCAAATCATTCCAGAAGAAGTTTACTTTATTTTCGGAAATCAAGAAATTACTATCAAAGCTGATGATGACGAAGAAAAAATAAAGTCAATTTTAGACAAATTATTAGCACTATAAAACAAGCGGAGGGGAAAACCTCCCCTCCAAGCTTTTTTCAGGAGGGAATATGATGAAGAAGTCGGAACAAGTAAGAGAATATGTAAAACAAGAAAATTATAAAAAAGCACTGCAAATAGCAAAGTCTTTCAGATTAGGAATAACAGAAGAACAGCGTTCCGATATGACAAGAGCGTATGAGTGCATGACTAATGAAAGATTTTATCGTAGTTTGGGAGTTGATATTCCTGCTACAATACAGAAGGGTATAAATGTTGTAATAGCTTTATACAGTGCATAAAAACAATAAGTAATATAAATTCATACATACCGAGCATTAAGGCTTAAATAGGCTTTGATAGCTCGGTATTTTTGTTGCAAAAAGGAAGGTGGCGATTTTGAGTAATGAAGAAAATCTAAAAAAGATACAAAGCACGGAAGAAGCGAGAGAAAAAGGCAGAAAAGGTGGTATAGCATCAGGGATGGCAAGAAGGAAAAAAAGAGATGCCAAAAGTGCCGCAAAGTTAATCCTTGATTTGCCTACAAATACAAAGGCGATACAAAAAAACTTAGAAACTCTTGGTATATCCGAAGAAGATTATACGAACAGAGTTGCTTTAATGGGACGAGCATTTTCGCTTGCAATGGCAGGTGATATAAAAGCTATGCAGTTCCTTATAGAAATGTCAGGAGAAACACCGAAACAGAAACTTGATGAAAAACGATTTAGAGCAGAACAAAAACCTGAAAAAGATAGCGGTAGTAAAGATATGTTGGATGCTTGGTTTGATTCTATACCGGAAGAATAAATAGGAGTTATGTAGTATGGCAAATAAATATGCAGAAAAGTTTAATCGGAGAATGCCTGTATATAGAAAATATCCTGATATATTTGCAAAAGAAATATGTAACTTTGATTGTGATGAATGGCAAACAGAAGGTTTAAGGGATTTAGCCAGTAGTCCGAGAGTATCAATTAAGTCAGGTCAAGGTGTAGGAAAAACAGGTATAGAAGCTATTGCAGTTTTATGGTTTTTATCGTGCTTTAAAAATTCAAGAGTTGTATGTACAGCACCTACACGACAGCAGTTAAACGATGTTTTGTGGTCGGAAATATCAAAATGGTTAAACAGAAGTCCGATTTTGCCATATATGTTGAGATGGACAAAGACATACGTTTATGTAGATAGATTTTCAGAAAGATGGTATGCAGTAGCAAAAACGGCATCCAAACCTGAGAATATGCAAGGTTATCATGAAGACCATATGTTGTTCGTAGTTGACGAAGCATCAGGTATTGAAGACGAGATAATGGAAACGATACTTGGTACTCTGTCAGGTGAGAACAATAAACTTTTCATGTGTGGAAACCCAACGAAAACATCAGGCACATTCTATGATAGCCATACGAAAGATAGAGCATTGTATAAGTGTCATACAGTATCAAGTAGGAACAGTAAACGAACGAACAAAGACAATATAGCTTCTCTTGAACGTAAGTATGGTGCTGAGAGCAATGTTGTAAGAGTAAGAGTGGATGGCGAATTTCCGTTGCAGGAAGACGATGTATTTATACCTTTAAGCCTAATCGAACAATCTATAAATACAGATTATGATGATAAAAAAGAAGTAGTCAGTATTGATATAGGATGTGACGTGGCACGGTTCGGAGATGATAAAACTTGTATAGGATATAAGGTAAATGAAAAAGTTGAGTTTTACAGTAAGATACAAGGTCAGGACCTTATGAGAACAGCAGGTCGCATAATTCAACTCGGAGAACAGTTAAGAGAAAAACATAAATTTAAAGGCAGAATACCGATTAAGGTTGATGATGGTGGACTTGGTGGCGGTGTCACTGACCGATTGAATGAAATAAAGAGGAGCAATCCTGAAAAGTATTGGTGGTTTGAAGTTGTTAAGGTACTGTTTGGCAAGGCTATAAAACATAAAAATTATGCAGATACGACAACTTATATGATGGCAGTAGTAAAAAGTCTACTATCACCTTATAATGAAAATGGTGAACCACAACCGATAAAGTTAATACTTCCAAATGACGAGGACCTTGTAGGTCAATTATCTGTAAGAAAATATGATATAACAGATGACAGTAGAATCAAAGTGGAATCAAAGAAATCAATGAAAGGCAGGGGCTTATCATCACCGGATGAAGCTGACTGCCTTTGTTTATTATGTTTGCCTGTTAAGATGAAAAGGCTAATGAGTAAAGGGGAATGATTATGGCTGAAAAAGAAAAAGCAAAAAAAGCTACACCTGTTAGTTGTCAGGTTATAACACCTGATGAAACATTTATAAATCCATATAGTAACTTGATTATGAAATCCGATACATCAGAACAGCTTGAACCGTCTGAAATGGTATCGGATTATTTGTGGTTACCGAAAAAGTATAATCAGTATGGCTTGAAGGAGCTTGTAAGTCATTCAGCTATACTGCCGCAGTGTATAAAAGCATACGGAAGCAATATAGCTGGTTTTGGTATTGGTGTCAGATATAATGCCGAATACAGTGATGTAGCAGAAGAAACGGAAGAAATGATAGCCGAATACAACAGAGTTACGAATATTGTAAAGATGCTTGGTGCTGAAATGGACACTAAAGAAATTCTTGAAAATGCAATAAAACTTCGTGAGGAATATGGTATAGCTTATCTTGAATGTATAAGAAATCTTGAAGGTAATGTTATGCAAATCGAATATATCAAGAATGTTCAAAGTGTTGAAATGACACGTCCACAGGGTGATTTTATCGAAATTCAGCAAACCTATGGAGATGAAGTGGTGACAAGAAATCGACAGTTCAGAAAATTTCGTCAGACTATTGCAGGAAAGACAGTCTATTTTAAGGAGTTTGGCGATACAAGAATAATGGATAAGCATACAGGTGAGTATGTGAAGTCACTTCCGATAAAGGATAGAGCAAATGAATTAATGTCATTTATAGTTGGTAATGAAGATTATGGTGAAGTCCGATGGATAGGTCAGGTGTTGCCGCAAGATGGTGCAAGAAGGGCAGAAGTATTAAATAACAATTATTTTATCAATGGAAGGCATGTTCCATTAATGATTGTAATAAGAGGAGGAACACTGACAGAAGAAAGCTCGACACGTCTAAAAAATTATCTTGCAGGTGTAAGGGGAGAAAATGCACAGCATGGTTATCTTATACTTGAAACAGAAAATGATTCCACACAAGCAAGTTTCACAGAGGAAAAGCAACCGGAAATACAAATTGTACCGCTTGCATCGGTTCTACAACAAGATGAATTATTTCAGTCATATCAAGATAATGCAAGAAAGAAAGCACAGTCGGCATTCTTATTACCTGATTTGTATGTAGGATATACAACGGAATTTAATAGAGCAACTGCTCAGACCGCAATGGAAGTAACTGAACAACAAGTTTTTCAAACAGAGAGAGCTTCGATAAATTGGAAGCTGAATAATAAGCTACTGAAAAGTTACAATTTTAAGTATTGTGAAGTGTATTTGAAAGCACCTGACATTACCAATCCTGATGATATTACAAAGATATTGAATATTACAGAGAGGGCAGGAGGATTAACACCAAATCAAGCCAAAGAATTGACTTGTAAAACACTTGGAAAGGTTTCAGAAGATTATCCTGATGAATGGGGCGGTATTCCGCTTCAATACTTAAAAACAAGCATTGCACCGACTATATCAAGCCTTGAAGGGAGCATAGAAAAAGCTGAAAACAATGAAGATTATGACATTGTTCCAATCCTTAAATCAGTAAAAGATGCTCTGCAAGAATTAATAAGGGAGCGTGAAGATGATGTGCCAAGCGTGTAATGATTTGTTAATCGAAATAAATGCTTATATCGAGAAAGCAGATAATAAACTGGTGAAAAAGCTTAAAGATGCAGGCTTTTTGATACCTAAAAAGACCATTAAAGTTGCATCTGAATTGGAAGATGAAATGACGGAGATTTTGAAGTCTGAAACAAAGTTTTTAGCAAAGCAGTTGAATAAAGCAGTTGATATAAAGTCATTCTTTGCTGATATATGGAACGATGTAAAAGATATTGATGATGTTGATGTAAAACTAAGTCAAGCATTTATACAGACATTTGAAAAGGTTATGCCTGCTATGATGGAAGCATATATCACCAAAAGTGATGAAGAATTGAAGTTTGTCAAAGTGACAGATAAAACCAGTTATCAAGTTGCCGAAAATTCAAAGGAAGTATCAGAAAAAATGAAACTTTCCTCACATAAAAATCTTGAAAAGATACTGAACAAAGGTATTGAAGAAGGCGAAAGCATACAGGATGTAACCAAAGAGATTTTGAATGGTGGCATAAGAGATGAAAGATATAAGGCACGAACTGTAGCATTAACTGAAATGTTACGAGTGCATTCGTATGTTGCAAATGAAGCTATGATGCAATGTGCAGTTGTGGAGCAAAAAGAATGGATACATACAGGAAGTACAAAAAATCAGCCAAGGGAGAATCATGTGGCTATGAATGGTGTTACAGTAAATAAGAACGAACCATTTGAATTGATAGGCGCAGATGGAAATACATATCTGCCTATGTTCCCAAGAGATTTTTGCTTGCCTGCATCGGAATGTGCAAATTGTCATTGCCTTCATCGAGCTATTGTAAGTGAATCTGCACTTGGAATAGCTCCTGAGGAAAGAAGACGTATGCAAAGTGAGTATATTGAAAATGCGGATAGAGAATGGGAAAAGGAGCTTGACATGATAAATTATCAGAAAGCGGTTGATTATCGGAATGGGAAAGGTGATGTAAATGAATGATGATCTAAAGAAAAATGCTTCGGGATGTAATGACCTAACAGCATATGAAGCAATAAAGAATATTGATGAAGAAGATGACCGATTTCATAAGTTGCTAAATACATTGTTTTATATTTGCAAGATAGCAGATTTTGAAATAGAGGGCAGAATAGTCCTGAAAGACAAAAAGACAGGTAAGACGTGGAGATAATGACAAATAGCCTTGATACGATTGACTGATACTCGTATATGCAGGCTATTTTTTATTATAAATTTTCATGAAAGAAGGTGGTTAAACGGTACGCAATGATGTAGCGTTATATACATCAAGAAATGTAGAAAGGAGAAGCATGATATGAAGAATATCAAAAAAGCATGTGCCATTTCGGATGCAGAAATATCTTTTGTTTCATTGGTGAATAAAGCGGCTAATAAGCATCGTTTTATAATTACTAAGTCTGAAAATAGTAAAGACGATGCGGAGTTCACTTGTTACGGACGAATTGTAAAGGCAAATACCGATACACATTTTGTAACAGGAATTGTATATGAGCCTATGGCTGTAGATACCGATAATAATTATATGACAGAAGAAGAAATCACCAAAGCGGCATATTTGTATGTGAAAAATAACGGCAATGTAGACCTTCAACATACATTTGAGAAAGCCGAAGGTGCAAATATGGTTGAAAGTTGGATTACAAAATCCGATTGTGAAATTGAAGGACAACCAATCAAGAAAGGCACATGGATGATGACCGTTGAGATTACAGATAATGATGTATGGGATGCGGTCGAAAAAGGTGATATAACAGGTTTTTCTATGGGAGGAAAGGGAAAGTATAGCACTATAGACGAAGACATTACTAAAAATGCAAACAGTGATAGTACAAGTAAAAACAGCCTGATTTCCAAAGTTGCGAACCTGTTTCACTCAGGAAACATTCGTAAAGGTGAGGTGTTGGAAGAATATAATCGAAGAATAAAAGCGGACAATTTTTGGACCGCATTTTCGGTTATTCAACAAATTCTGGGTAAGTACAGTGAGTACAATGGCAGATTTGTATTTGAGGATGATGAAGCAACAATCCGCAGACACTTAGAAGAATTTTCGGAAATTATTATTGATATTCTCACACAGGATGATGTTAAGTCGGTAATAGAATCAGGAAATCCTACAGTTAAGAAAAGTGCAAATAAAAAGGAGGATGAAGAAATGACAGAAAAAGATGTTAAGGCTATGATAAATGAAGCAATAGCTAATGCGCTTAAAAGTAATGACAGTACAAAGAAAAAAGAATCTGTAAAGAAAGCAGATGAAATCACTGAAGCTGACATCAAAGAAATGGTACAAAAGAGTATCGAAACTGCATTGCAGGGGATAAAGAAAGAAGCAGTAGATGAAAAGGAAACAACTACAGTTGAAGATATTCAAGAAATGATTTCAAAGGCTGTAAATGAAGCTATGGAACCGGTATTGAAAAGTGTAGGTATTCCGACAAACCTTGATAATGAAGGTGAAGAAATTAAAAAGACAGCAGAACATCACTATATGGAAGGAGTTTTTTAATTTATGGGACAGAATAAAACGATAATTAATAAAGCAGGTTCTACGATAACAACGGGTAGCTTTAAAAGCCCTTCAGGTGCAGGTTATCTTAATCCTGAACAAGCAACTAAATTTATTCAGCAGACTTTTGAAGCTACTGCCCTTGGAGGAGAGATTCGTCATCTTATGAGACGTTCAAAGACTGGCGAGATTGATAAAATCGGTATAGCAAGAAGAATTATTCGTGCAAAGCAAGAGAATACGGATGATGGTTACAGAGCAAGTGTAAAAACATCGGTAATCAATTATAGCACCACAGCTGTTCGCTTGCCGTGGGAAATCACTGAAGATACTTTGCGTGAGAATATTGAAGGTCAAAACTTGGCTCAAGTCATTACAGATTTGATGACAACACAGCTTGGTATCGACCTTGAAGACCTATACATTAACGGTGATGAAGAAATAAAAGAAACAACAATGGTAGGTGGAGAATCAAAGCCTACTGAAGATTATGATTTCTTGAAAATTAATACCGGTTGGGTGAAACAGTTGTTAAAAGGTTCACATGTAGTTGATGAAACAGCAACAGCCAAAGTAACTCTTGATACATTCTATGATGCACTTCAATCTTTGCCGAATAAGTATAATAACGGCAAGCTACGTTGGCTTATGTCACCGCACCGCAGACAGAAATGGGAAAGATATTTGCTAAATCAGGCTGTTACATCAGGCGGTATTATTACAGATAAACGTATTGAAAACCCTGTTTCTATTCCTGTTATCGAAGTGCCGTCAATGCCTGATGACAAGTTGATTTTAACTGACCCGCAAAACCTTGTTGTAGTTAATACATATGATATGAGAATCCGTTCTACAATGGAAGGTGAAACGGCAATTATGAAAGATAAGCGTTTCTATGTGTGTCATTTGGACTTTGATGCTATCATCGAAGAACTTGATGCGGCGGCTATTATAACAGGTTTGACAGAATAATGCAGGAGGAAATGTTCTATGAAAAAGATAATGTTGAAAGAATGCAAGTCATATACATTCAGGCAAGCAGATGGCACAGCAGTACCATTCATTAAAGGCAAGATAACAGAGTGTTCGGATCATGTCTATAAACAGGCAATGCAAACTGGAAAGTTTATAGATGTATCTGAAGGTGGTGCTGAAACAAGTACCAATATTGAAGCCTTAAATAAAGCACAGTTACAAGAACTTGCAGAAAAGAGTGGCATTGATATTTCATTATGCAAGACAAAAGCAGAAATGATTACAGCTATTGAAAGCTCGAAAACATCTGAAGAAAATACAGATAGTAATGGTGCGGAAGCTGATTTTGGAGAGTGATAGAGTATGCCAAAAAGACCATGGATAACACCTGATGATTTACGAACGTATTCGGATGATGAAGGTATAACTAATAGACCTGATGAAAAACTTCAAATAGATATTTCAAGGGCAGAAAGTTATGTCTTAACATATACTCATAATCGGAATTTGCTTGATGATGAACAATATCCTGAAGTACCGGAAGCCGTGAGAACGGCTACTATTCTTATAGCAGAATACTATGCAACAACAGCATCTTCGACAAAAGGGTATTCATCAGAAAGTTTTGATGATTACTCATATTCAAAAGATACATCATTTAATTTGTTTGATGAACTCGATATAAATATGCTTTTGTATGAATTTAAAAAAGTAGGAAGTGTTGAAGTTAATGCTTTGATTGTGTAAATGAGGTGATACGGTGTTTAAGAATTTTCTTAATCATAGATGTGATATATTTCATGGAGAGCAGGTTACAACGACAAGTAATTATGGACTTCAGACAGGTATTTCGTATCAGTATGGCGAAGAACCTGATATAAAAGCACAAAGATGCCATTTTAGCATTAAAGGTACAGGTTCAATAATAAACTCACAAGGTGAACCATTCAGCTCATTTCAAGGTAAAATAAAGCTTGTATTACCGATTGGTACAGATATTCGCCTTAATGATAAGGTGAAAAGTTATGAAACAGGATTTGAATACATAGCTGAATTGCCGAGAAATGTTCAGAATCATCATATTATGGTTTATGTACATCGTGATTACAGTACAGGAGGTTTTATCTAATGGGTGTAACGGTAGACTTTTCACAATATTCTGAATTTTTCAGAAGGTTAGAACTTGCAGCTACAAAAGATTTTAAACGAGAGTTTAAGAGCTTCCTTGAAGGATGTGCGATAGAATTTCTTAATATGGTGCAAGATGCTATTTTGGAACGTGGAAATGTTGATACACGATTAATGCTGAATAGCTTTCACAAAGGAAATCCTGAGAATGTATGGCTTGAAGACGGTTCGTCTTATGAAGTCGGAAGTAATGTGTACTATGTCAAATATGTAAATGACGGTCATCATACACGAGGTGGAGGAAGATGGATTGAAGGCTCTCATTTTTGGGAAGCGGCAGTCAGACTCATGGAACATGAATTTCCTAAATATATTCAAGCTAAATTTGAAGCATGGCTCCCGACTTTGATATAGGAGATGATGCTATGACACAAGAAATGGCGAGTATAGCAAGAGCAATTCAGACTATATTGCCAAACCATAAATGCTTTTACGAGGAATTGCCGGAGGGATATACTTCTCCGGCAATCTTTTTCCCTATTCCTGATGTTGAAACATACGATGTAAGCTTAGATGCGCATAGCTATGAGTACAGTTGGTTCGTTAAAATATTTGACGTTTCAGATACAAAAGCATGGGAAGCGGGAGAAAAAATACAACGATTATTCAAAAATAATAGAAACTTGATACCTATTGTCAGTATTGATGGTACAATTACCGATAACTGCTTCAGAATCGATAATACAACATTAAAACGAGTAGATTTTCATGTTATGCAAGTGTATATTCGTTGGAAAAGTATATATACAATATCTGATACTGCCGAAAAGACAGTACAGGATTTTGGTATAAATTTTATGTAATGAAAGGAGAAAAATAATGGCAAAAACCATTGACGAACAGAGTAAGACTGTTGAGGTGACTGATAAAAAAACATTCACTTTGGACAGGCTTAGAACAGATTGTTTAAACTTGTTTAGTGTAGCAAGTGCAACATTTGACGGTGCAACATCGGATATGGACAAAAGCAAAGAATACACTGTTGACGAGGTACGCAAACATATTGATGCGTGGAAAAAGAAAGGAGTGAAGTAGTATGGCAGGTGGAACATTTGATAATGTTGGTGAAAAGGTTATCCCCGGAAATTATATAAATCTAAAAGCCCAAGAACAAACTGCACTTGTTACATCTACAAGAGGTATTACAGTTATACCGCTTGCAAATTTTGATTGGGGTCCGAAAAAGACTTTTATTTCTGTAGATGCGGCACAACCTGATAAAAACTTTGCATTGATAGGACGAAGCATATATGATGACAATAAGTCGATTCGTCTTATCAGAGAAGCTTTGAAAGGTGCAAAGACTGTTTATGCGTACATAATGAGCGGTGGCGATAAAGCCGAAATGACTTGTGGTAAGCTTACGATAACAGCTAAGTATGGCGGTACGAGAGGTAATGATATAACCGTAACTGTATCTGCAAACCCCGCAGGTGGAATGGATGTCTTAATACACCTTGATACGAAGAAAATAGGTGAATATGAAGGCATTAAAGATGCTTCCGAATTAGAAAATGTCAACAATGAATATGTTGATTTCACAGGTTCAGGTGAGCTTGAAGCAACGGCAGGTACTAAACTTAGTGGCGGTACGACAGTGGCATCGACCAATGAGGAAGTCTCAGAATTTCTTGATGCTTGTGAAAGAATTAAAAGTCAATCTATTGCTTTTCCTTTTGGAGATAAAACGCTGAAAGAAATGTTTAAAAGTAAAATTTCGTATATGCGTAATCGACTTGGAAAAACAGTTGTAGGTGTAGTATCGAACTTTGCGGCTGATTATGAAGGTATAATCAATGTTACTAATACTGTTGAACTTGAAAGCGGAGAGCTTACAGTAGAAGAAGCAACAGCGTTTGTAGCCGGTATTCAAGCGGGTGCGACAGAAAGTCAGACTAATACATACAGAAAATATGACGGTGCAATTCGAGTAATCGGAGAAAAGAATAATGAGGAAGCAGAAGCGGCACTGAAAAAAGGTGAGTTTTTCTTTATTATGTCTGAAAATGATGAAGTTATTGTACAGTCTGATGTTAATAGCCTTGTAACATTCACAAAGACGAAGACAAAAGACTATCGCAAGAATAAGATCATAAGAGTATATGACGCTTTTGCGGATGCACTGCATGAGAACTTCCCACCGGCACGTTACAATAATACTCCAGAGGATTGGAGCTTGGAAGAAGGTCTTGGACGTGCTTTACTAAAGGAATTTGAAAATAGCAGAAGTGCTATTAAGAATGTGGACTATGATAACGATTTCAAGGTTGATACTGAAAAGTCAGTCGATGACTATACAGTGTTTAATATAGGTCTACAGGCGGTAGATGCAACTGAAAAGTTTTACTTTAACATAACAACAAGATAAGGGGTGATATAAATGGCTGATGAAGCAAAAAGACGAATATCCGCAAGAGAAGGTAAGGTTATTTTGGATGGTGAAACTGTTCTTGATGCAGTAAAATTCAAAATTGTTTCAACACCTGAAGTTTCTAATCCTAAAAGCCTTGGAGAGCGTTCGTATGGAGCAAGATATATGAGCGTGTCGCACAAAGTAACGGTTACTGCATATAGAACAACCAAGAAGTATCGTAAAGCTATACAAAAGTACATGGATACAGGAGAAACACCGACATTTACAATTCAAGGTGTTTCAAATGATAAGTACAGCGATTATTATGATACTAATGGCATTGATACTGTTACAGCAACAGGATGTGTTATAACAAATGATGTTTCATGGCTTGATCTTGATTCAGGCGGTGACTTCGTTCAGGACGAAATCGAAATGAGTGCATATAATGTCACCTAATAAGATTTTGGGAGCTTATGCTCCCTTTTTTATTAGGTGAATATTTTCTGCACGATACAGACGAATTATGAGAATATGGAGGACATTAAAATGGGTAATCTTAGTGCTTTTATGAGAAGTGAATTTAAACAAGAAGAAATTGTTGAAATCGAAGGATTTGACAGATTCAAAGATGAAAACGGCAAGCCGGTTAAGTTTAAGGTAAAAGTCCTTTCATTTAACAAAATACAAGAAATCAGAAAATTTCATCGTATTGAAAAGGCTGCCTATGACAAAAACAAGAATCCGATTATTGCAGACGGGAAATTGGTTAAAGAAATTATTTTCGATAACGAAAAAGCGGCTGAAAACATTCTTGTTGAGGCTCTTGTATATCCGAATTTAAAAGATAAAGAATTGATGAAATTCTATGAAGTAGAGGACATACTTGATATGCCATACAGAGTGTTTACACAAGCCGAATATACAGAATTACAAAAAAGACTTGCAGTTGTTCTACATTTGGCAACTCCGGAAGAAGACAATGTTGAAGAAGTAAAAAACTAATAAGTGACAAGGGTTCGGAAGCATATTGGTGGCATTTGTTGTATCAACGTAAAGGTATTAGCATTGAAGAATATCTTGATATGCCACCAAAAGTGAGAGATGCGTATATAGCATCAGAATTATGTGAACTGAAGAATCCTGTCACTGATACAGGAAAGATGCTTGATATATTCAAGTATCTTTTAAAACAAAGGAGGTAGCTTATGGCTGGTGGTTCAACTTTTACAGCTATATTTGATGCACAAGACAATATGTCATCTGCGTTATCAGGTATGGCATCCAGTGGTGAAAGCCTTAACAGTACACTTTCAAAAATAGCAGGTACAGCCGCTAAAGTTTTTGCGGTGAAAAAAGTTGTTGATTTTGGAAAAGAAGCTATGTCCGTTAGTCGAGAGTTTGAATCGGGAATGGCAGAAGTATTTACATTGCTTCCTGATATGAGTAAGTCAGCAATGGATAATATGTCATCCGATGTTAAAAAGTTTGTCAAAGAAACAGGTAATACACTAAATGATACTACGTCTGCACTTTATCAAGCCATTTCAGCAGGTGTTTCAAAAGATGATGCTATGCCATTTATGGAAATTGCCAATAAAGCGGCGGTAGGCGGTGTATCAAATCTTGAAACAGCAGTTGATGGTCTTACATCGGTTACAAATGCGTATGGACTGGAGAATTTATCAGTTGCAAGAGCAAGTGACTTGATGTTCCAAACTGTAAAACTCGGAAAAACAACATTCGGTGAATTGTCGAGTAGTTTGTATAATGTCATTCCGACAGCAGTAGGAGCAGGAGTATCATTTGATGATGTTTCAGCTGCATTGGCAGCTATGACAGCACAAGGTATGCCTACTGCGAGTGCAACTGTTAAGTTAAGACAAGCTATTATGGAATTGTCCAATAGTGGAACTGATGTAGACAAGACATTTAAGTCTGTTGCAGGAAAAAGCTTTAAACAATTTATTTCTGAAGGCGGTAATTTACAAGGTGCATTGCAGTTGCTTGAACAACATGCAAAAAAGAGTGGCTTAGGTATAGCTGATATGTTTAGCTCTGTTCAGGCAGGTTCGGCGGCATTGGCTTTGACCGGACAGGGAACAGAAAAATTTACACAAGCTATTGAAGGAATGGCAAATGCGGCAGGTTCGACCGATGCGGCATATGAAACTATGGAGAATACATCCGAACATAAAATCAAAAAGCTGAAAGCGGCTTGGGAAGTTATGAAAGCGGATGTAGGAGCAGGATTATCCGATGCCTTTGCACCGGCAATGGAAACTTTATCGGCTAAAATGCCGGAAATCACTGCCGGTATGGAGTCTTTTGGTGATATGATGGCAAAAGGTGTTTCAGATGTAATACCGCTATTAACAGGTCTTCTTAATCATTTAGATGTTGTCAAAGGCGGTATTATTGCTCTTGGAAGTGCTTTTGCAGGGTTAAAGATTGTAAATGGAGTAGCTCAAATAACATCTTCATTTAATACACTTGCCGCATTGTTTAAAACAGGCGGTGTTTTAGCAGGTATGACCTCAGTGCTTGGACCGGCCGGTGTTATTGCCGCAGGTGTTGGAGTGATAACAGCATTTGGTTATGGAATGTATAAGGCATATGAGCACAGTAGGGAATTTGGAACACGGATGAACAAAGTGGGAGAAAGTCTTGACGGTCACATGAACAAAATGAATGAATTAACGACACTTCAAAAAGAAGTGTCTGATTTACAAGTTACTATACATTCGGATGATTCATCAAGTGCTGATATAGAATCTGCACAGAACAGAATTGAGGAAATAAAAGAATTATTGGCAAGTGACTATGATCTCAATATAAACTGCAATACTGATGATTTGGATAAAGCAGTAGGTCTTTTAAACGAAAAGGAGTATTTAGGTGCAAAGGGTGATACAGGCTCATTGCTTGTAGACTTGAACAAAGGACATGATGATTATGTAGAAAGTAAGAGTTATGTTGAAGATACTCAAAAAGGAATAGAAGCTGCTAATAAGTACATGAATGATGCGTTGGAGAAATATTATGATGCTTCTGCAAAAGGCGATACGGTTAATGCAGAAAAGTATTTCTCAAATGCAAATCAGTGGAAAAACAGAGCAGATGACCTTAAAAATGATAAGTGGTACAAGAAGTATCAAGACGAAATCTCGGCTTATGATTCAAATGCACAAAAAGCAGTCAGTGGTAGTTTATCAACTGCATCGTATGAACTTTCAAACGGAAGGGATGCCACTCAAAGCATAAATCAGTTAAAACAAGCATTGACATATACAGGTGAAAGTGCAACCAAGTATGTAGACCAACTTACATTGGCACAATCAGGGCAAGAAAGTTTCGATAAAGTAGTAGAAGCAGGAGGAGAAACACTCTCAAACTATGTAAGTAATTATGCTTCAATAGGTCAACAGTTGGGAATGTCAGCTTTTGATATAGCACAAGGTCAAGGCTTGTTGTCAAATGGTTTTCAAGATATGCAAAGTGCATTAAGCAGTGCCGACCCGAACACTTTAAGTGCTGTGGCGGCAAGTATGACTGAATATGCAAGAGCTTCAGGCTCAATAAGCGGAAATCAGGTTATTCAAATTAGTGCAACTGGCGATGTAAGTGTACTTGATGAAGCAACAGAAAAAATCACACAGATAAACAGTGCCAATAATGTTGATGTGTCAGTATCAGCAAATGGTGATATTTCTATTATGGATGTTGCTACAGGGCAGATGCAGACACTTTCAGGTTTAGGTGCGGTATCATTATCTGTCAATGCTGAGGGCAATATTGATGTGTTGAATGAAGCACAACAAGTAATTGCTACGGTTGATTCAAAAACAGCCGAATTAAGTGTTGATGGACAAACTGTCGGAATCGACCAAATACAACAGGCTAATTCCGAAAAAGACAGTATGGAAGATAAAAACACTTCATTGAATGTAACAGGAACATTTTCAGGAAAAGAAGATATATCAACCGCTATATCATATCAAGGACAACTAAGCAATAAAAATGTCACTTACACGGTTAATTATGTTCAAAACGGAACACCGCCCGGACAAAGTGCTACAGGAACATCGTATTGGAAAGGTGGTTTAACATACGTCAATGATGAACGTGGAGTAAGCGATCCTACAGAATTGATTTACCAAAATGGTAAGTTGTTCACATATTCCGGTAAGAATGTTTTGGCTAACCTTGAAAAAGGTGCAAAAATTATTAAAGCATCCGAAACGTCTGCTATTATGGGCGGTAATTTAAGACTTTTAAAAGACCGCATAGGAGATAAGGCATATTCATCATTAGGAAACTATTTTGAAGATTCACAGACATCTAAATCGCCTATACCCGAATATCCAGCATATGCAAACGGAACAACATCGTCTGCTGATACATTTATTGCAGGTGATGAAGGCCCTGAGTTGGTTATGGGAAAGAAAGGTTCTACAGTTTTTCCTGCAAATGAAACAAATAGAATATTGGACAGATTTGAAGATTCTGATTATCGTCTAAATCCATTTGAAGAAAGTGAAGGAAGTCGTTCAAAAGATAATAATTCGATTGTGACTAATGAGAGTAGGCATGTAATTGAGTTAAAAGGCAGTGGTAAGGTGCAAGTAAGTGGAAACAAAGCTGAAATAATCAGTTATGTAATGGACAATATTAAACCTATCCTGCTTGAAATTTTTGAACAAGAAATTTATGAGGAAGGAGATAGAAGTGTAGACTTCTAAGTGTATTGTTATGGCATATGAAATATGGCTTAGTTACGATGACGGCAATGAAAGAATACATTTTCCCGCAAATCCTGAGAAATTTGAGATTGATACGGGAAACGGAATAAAAAGTGTTGATATAGTCGGACTTGGTGAAATATTGGTACATAAAGATAGAGATGCACACAGATTCTCTTTTAGCTCATTTCTTCCTTGGGCTAAATATCCCGGTATAAATTTTGATTATTGGTACAATCCGTACACCATAAAGAGTAAGTTACAATCATGGAAAGATGAAGGAAGAGTATGTCATTTTATAATTACTGATTGCTACATTTGGAAATATGTAAAAATCTCTAAACTGAAATGGTCGGAACAAGGTGGCGATGTAGGAACACAGTATTTTGACATTGAATTGACAGAATATCGACAACCTACGATACGAACACTTGAAGTAGAAGGTGATACAGCATATCCTTCTGATGCAGACGGGAGATATGATAATAGAGTTATACCGGAAACATATACTGTTGTCCATGGCGATTGCTTGTGGAGTATAGCTCAATCTATACTTGGCGATGGTGATAGATGGCGAGAAATCTATAATCTCAATACTGATATAGTGACATCGGATAACATCATATATTCAGGGCAAGTATTGAAAATGCCTACATAATGAGGTGATATTGATATGACAGAACAGCAAATTACGTTGATTTTGGTAAAAAACGATGAAATGATTGATATAACTGAATTGGTCGAACAGATAGAGTGGAGTGGCAGAAAAGGAGCTGCACCACGAACACTTAAAGTTTCGCTATTAGACAGTTCGGAATATGACAGGTCTGGAATTGATGTTCAGAAAGGTCATAATATACTATTTCAATGGAATGGGGAGTCAATGTTTTATGGCATGGTACTAAGACAAGAAGATTCTGAAAATCGAATTATGAATATCACGGCTTATGATGTATGCAGATATTTGGCAAATAACAAGGATTCGTTTACATACGAAAATAAAACGCTTACATACATTTTTAGAGATGTATGTGAGCGTTTTCAGTTGCCGGTAGGGAATGTGGTTGAAAGTAGTTATAAGATAGATAAAGTATCGGGGCTTATGAGTACACCATGGGATTTGTTATGTGATGCAATGCTTGAAACTTTTCAGTATTCAGGAGAGAGGTATTATATATATGCTGATACTGATAAAATTAATCTTGTAAAACGTCGTGAAACTATGATTAAATGGATTGTAGAAGCAGGTTCAAATCTTATTACATATAAGCGATTACAAGATTTTTCTAACATCAAAACAAGAGTAAAGCTTATTGGTGACAAGGATGCAGTAATTCTTACAGAAACTGATGAAAACTTAGAAAATGTATTTGGTATATACCAAGATGTAGACAAACCAAACAAAGATTTGTCTACATCAAAATATAAACAGATAGCACAGAATAAGTTGAAATTTGATGGCAGACCTGATTGCTATATTCAGATTACTGGTATAGGAATTACGGACTGTATTTCAGGGTGTTCACTCAAACTTATAATACCCGAAATTGATATAAACGATATTTTTTATATTGATGAAGATACTCATATTTTTGAGCAAAATAAGCTATCTATCAATGGCGGTTTTAACCATACGATGAAGTTAAAAGTAAGATTAACAGATGAAATTCAGGGGTGATAATGATGGGATTAAGTTTAAAAAGCATGATTCAGTCTATGCAAGTCAATGACGGCACTATTCATGAAGGAACGGTACAAAATGTTAATCCGACAGAGATTTCATTGACGGGCAATGAACGATTTCATATAAGTGGTGCTATGCTTATAGTTCCGCAAGCATATTCTGATTACAACATTGAAGTTGAAATAAAAAGAGAAAGCGGAGGAACATATAAGACTACAGGTACAGTGCATAATTCACTGCAACAAGGAGATAAAGTGGCTTTACTTAGTTTTAATGAAATGAAAAATTTTATTGTGATAGGAAAGATGTGATAATATGGCTAATTTCTTAACGGCTCCTATTCAGAACGTGAGCAAAACCGCAAAACCTAAAATAACACAGACCTATGCCCTTGATTTCAATGAACATCGGATGACTGCAAGAAAGATTGACGGAATTGAAGCTATAAATCAATATATCAGAAAAGCATTGATGACACCGAGATATAAATGCTTAATATATAGCAGTAGTTATGGTTCAGGAATAAAGCAACTTATGACTAATTCACCAAGTAAAAAATATGTTGAAGCATCTATTGAGCATATTGTTGAAGATGCTATCATACATAATCCTCAAATCCTATCTATAAGTAATTTTGAGTATGAAACAGAGGATGACAATATGATAATAAGCTTTAATGTTATGACGATATATGGTGATTTGCAAGTTAAGGAGGTATATACCGGTGTTTGAAGATAAAACATATAAAAATCTTATGGCAAAGTGTATGTCGTATGCACCTGAAGATATAGATACATCTGAAGGTAGTGTTATGTATGATGTGGCAGGTCCATTGTGTATGCTATTGGCAGAAAACTTTGCGGATTTATCATTGCTTAATGAACAGATGAAAATACCGACTATGACAGGAGAATATCTAAGGTCGAAAGCAGAAGAATACAATGTGAAGATAAATTCTGCAACACCTTGGATATATAAATTTGTTTATGAAGGTGCAGATGTTTATGTGGGAGATAGATTTTTTGCGGACGGTTACTACTACATTATCAATGGTATTGATGATAGCGACAATAGCTTGTATATTGAATGTGAAACTGTGGGAACAGCAGTACCTAAATTGGCTAAAGGAACAGCTGTAATTCCGGTTTATCCTATACAAGGACTGAAATTAAGTGAGGTAGGTGATGTTTTTAGATACCCTAAAGATGCCGATACTGATGAACAGATAAGAAGTAATCTGCAAAAAGCATTGGCACAGCCAAGCGAAAATGCAAATGTAGCTCAGGTGAAAAAATGGGTTGAAGAATTTGAATATAAAGATGGTGCTAAACCAATAAAGTCGGCCATTGTTTATGCGTGTGCTACATATGACAAGAAAACAGGACTGCTTTCAAAAGACGTTCCTAATAATGTGTTGATATTTCTTAATGTTGATGAAAATTACAACAATGATGATGTTGTTAATGATATACAAGAATATATTGACCCTGACAGACTGGGATATGGTGAAGGCAAAGGTGTTATAGGTACGATATACAATGTATATTCGCTTGTAACCATAGATATTAGCATATCTGCAAAACTATATGTACAGAGTTCGATTTTTTCAAATGTTGACGTTGATGAAATAAAATCTGTTATTTTAGAAAAATTGAATAATTATTTTGATAGTCTTGTAGATACAAGCAGTGGCGATTATATATACATCTATCTTGATAATCTAAAAGCAGAAATTCAAGATATAGATGGTATTGATAATTGCGAAAATCTATTGCTATGTGGAGGTTCTAAAAATATTAAAGTAGCAATATTTAAAAGACCTCATATCAGCTCAAATAGTGCGATAAGCATTAATGTTGTAACGCAGGAGGTAAATCCAGATGATATTGAAGAATACACGGCAGAATAGCCTTGATGAAATCAAACGAAGTATTCCGTCATTTTATAATGATTTTCCTGACTATATGGCAATACAACGATTTGTGGCTGATGAAATGGATTTTTTCGCAGAGCAGGCATTAAAGATAATCGACAATGCATTTATATTGAGATGTGATGATGAAACAATAGAAGAATTGGAACGGTTTCTTGGCATATATGATATAGAAAGCCGTGTTATAAGTCGAAGTGTGTATATAAACGGTGTTTTAACCAGTATTGGTAAATTGTCCGTTAGTAAACTGCAAAAACTTATAGAAAATGCAATAGGAGAAAAACCTGAAATAAGTTTTGTAACTGATGAAAAGGGGAATCGTATTCTGCATTTCAATTTTAATGACGGAAGTGGAAATCATAAAATTCTTGATTTGTTAAAGCTGATTATATCAAGATTACCTGCTCATATAATGACACATTCGACAATAAAGGAAAATATAAAGAATGATATTTATATTGGAATGAAATGTGTAGAAGATAAACAATACATGATAATACCGGCAGAATGATAGGAAGGAGGAATTTGAATGTCCAATATTACAACTTTTGAGCCAGTCACTCTGACAGAAAAAGGTTTGCTACTACAGTCTAAAATGCAGACAGGCGAAAAATTAAAGATTGTAAGAGTTGCGATTGGTGATGGCTTTTTGCCTGAAGGTCAAGATAAGAAAAAGTTGTTGCAACTTGTACATGAGATTGCAACACATACATCCGATACTGAAGGTACATCAACGATAGCCGATATAGTATATAATGAACTGAATGATGCTGGTTCAGTTATTACAAGAATAAAGATTCAAAACGGAGATAGCGAATTTTTCCTTAGGGAGATTGGTATTATTGCGTTTGACCCTGATGAAGGAGAAATTTTATACGCATATACGACTTGCGGTAATGGTGCTGAGTGCATACCAGCATATAATGGCATTAATCGAGTAGTAAGAGATTTTTCGCTTTACACAAAAGTTGAACAAGCTATAGCATTTGATGTTAAAGTAACTTTGCCAGCAGAGGTCAGCCAAGAGGATTTTGATGCTCATACAGGTAATAAAGCTATTCATTGGCAGATTTCTATTGGTGATGAGCAGCCAAAGGGGAACAATTCTATATGGTTTGCACCATACACACCACAGGAAAATGACGATGAAATTATATTACAGTCTACCGATTACAACGGTGACGAAAATAAAATGCACGTTGATATGAACGGTGATATGAATACCGTAAGTAATACAGATGTCAACGACGAAAATGTTATATTATTTGAGTAAAAGGGAGCACGCACCTTTTATTATAAAAAACAAAAATTAATATATTTTTAGGAGGAAAAAATTATGGCAACAAATATGCAAAAAACAATCGCAAAAATCAAGGTAGAAGGCGTTCTAAAGGAAATCACATTCAAGACAACAGGTGAACAGGTAGTGATGGCAGATGGAAGAACAGCAGAGGCCGTTATTGCATCCATACTTACAAGTATTGCAAATCTACCTAACGACAGTGCTATTGACGAAAAGGTTAAAATTTCGTGTGATGCATTGTACAACAAGATTATGGGTCTGACTGATTCGGACACGACAATCAATGAGGCATATGACACATTGAAAGAAGTAGCTGATTGGATTGATACACACGGTGAACTTGCGGCACAATTTACAAACGATATTTCAGGGCTAAAGTCTGCCGTACAAGCATTGCAGGCAATCGGAGCAACAAAGGTTGAGAAATCGGAAACAAACGGTAATATCAAGATTGACGGTCAGGAGGTAACAGTTTATACACCGCCTGCAACTGTTTCAGCTGATAAAGTTACTGAAAGCGACAGCAAGCAGTTTGTTACAGCGGCAGAAAAAGCAGATTGGAACGGACGACCTGTTGTATATTCAGGAACAACAGAACCGTCAAATATGAAAAACGGTGATATTTTTCTTCAAATTGTAACTGAATAATTTATAAGTGCCGGAGATTTCTCTCCGGCACAATCTTTTATAGGAGGATTATAAATGACAGAACAAGATATTATTATATGGCTTAAAGATGATAGCGGTAAAGAATATATATTATACCCTGCAACAAAAGCCGAAAATATAATCGGAACATTCGATAAGTCCAAAGTCGGATTGGACAATGTACCAAATGTTGCAACCAACGACCAAACGCCGACATTTACTGAGGCAAGCACACGAGCCAATATAGCAAGCGGTGAAAAATTAAGTACATTGTTTGGAAAAATAAAGAAATTCTTTACCGATTTGAAAACAGTAGCTTTTACTGGAAGTTATACCGACCTGTCAAACAAACCAACGTCAATGCAAAATCCAAATGCGTTGACTTTAAGTATGAACGGTTCCTCTACGAGCTACACAGGTGCAAGCACTGCAAGCAAGTCGTGGTATGCACCAACGAGTGTGGGAACGGCAGGGTATAATTTGATTAGTAATGGTAGTGGTGCTCCTGTATGGCAACAACCACCTTACGCGGTATGCTCAACATCGGGAAACACCGCCGTGAAAACGGTGTCTATAAGCAATTTTAAATTGACGACAGGAGTAAGGGTGCTTGTAAAGTTTACTTATGAGCATACTTCTTCAACGGCAGCTACATTAAATGTCAATTCAACAGGCGCAAAAAATATTGTCGTGCATTGTGGCACGGATAATATTTTTGTTAAAGATTATTTTTCATGGCTTGCAGGTGAAACTGTGGAGTTAGTGTATGACGGTAGTTATTGGGTTGCGATTGCATCCGATATGCGTTTTATTACCGGTGCACAGTCTGCCACCGTGGTTATAGGCACTACTAAAACACAGGGCTTTTGCGACTTCAGATGCGACGGAACGAATGACGCTGAATGTTTTAATAAAGCAATTAGACGCATAAAAACTATTTTGAGCAGAAATCCGCCGAAAGAGGGTTCTATGATGTGGCGATATGGAGGAACAATCCTTGTTAAGACGGGAGTATATAATATTAATTCTACCATAAGCATAGGTCAGTCCATAACAAAAGATATTTTTACATTTAAAGGGGAAGGCCCTTTTTCTACATGGATACAAACAAAAGACCTACAATGTTTTATGAAGAATTTTGATAGTCTTTGCTTTAAAGATTTGTATTTAACCTGCGATGGATTAAATGAAGGCCCATACTTTGACAGTGGAGATAATTTAACTTTTGAGAATTGTTATATTTCTGTCAGAAATTCAACCTCTAATGTGGGTGTGTTTGCGGATTTAAATACACAATATACAGGAGAAGACCCCGGAGGGGGTTCGTCAGGAGAATTGCAACAAGGGTGCTTTGTACTAAGAGGAAGCACTATGACTATAAAAACATTAAGTACATCATCAAATTGTTTTTCCGGAATTAATTGCGGAGTACTTAAAGTGGATGATAGTGAAATTAATTTGTTCAATAATAGTAACAGCACTTCTTTCGAGTTGAATTTTGCATATTTAGCAATGACGGGATATATATCAAATAGTATTATACATTGTAGCGGAAAAAGCAGCATAGTTAATTCGGGAGCTATAAATATTACGGGTAATGTGATTTATTTACACTCAAGCAATTCGAGGATATATCACTACAATACAAGCATTACAGAAGTAGGCGGAGTATTTAATGCAAATACTGTGTATTGTGCGTATTATGTATATTTGCGCTGTGCAACGATAACCGGTAATAAATTTTTGAAATTGAACGAGTATCAGTCAAATTCCGTTGCGTGCTACTTATATAATCCATGCTCTGCAAGTATTACCGGTAATTTCTTTCATGGCGGAGCAAGCGGAACGTGGTATATTGACGCTGCTTCAAAAGGAAGCTTGAATGTTCTGTGCAATAACTATAAAGGAACGCTGGCTGTACGAAATACAGTCACTCAAAACAACGCGTATAATTTAAGTGTAAATTATTAAAGAGAGGTATAGTATGGATATACGATTATTTTATGTTACGGAAGACAGGTCAATCGGCATTAACAAGTATTGCATTGTTGTTAGGCACTACGATTCTTTAAAAAAGGATAGTTATACTGATGTTGACTACTACTTAAACGAAGAAGCGGCATATGAACTTGAGAACAACGTCATTCCAAAACATCAGCTACTTGAAAAAATATCAAAGACAATTATTGATGTTTCAAATTATGCTTGGGCGGAGGGGATTAAACTTCGTACAAGCGACGAGAACAAAGAAATCCTTGAAATAGTAAATTACGGCAGTATCGAGGCTTACAAGGCTTCCTTGCCGGAGGCTACGGATGATTTCAAAATTGATACCGATTACAGATTATCAAAATTAGAATTGGGAATATAGGAGGGATTTATCATGACATACGGATATTGTAAAAAAATAATTGCAAGCGGTAGATACGATAAGAATTCGATGAAGGATAAACTTGACGTGTTTCTTCTTGCAGAACGTATTACTGATGATGAATACAAAGAATTAATGCAAATGATGGAGGGTTAATTTATGGATAAGATTTTTAATTGGACAAGCACGGTAATAGGAATTGTGGGCGGATTTTTCGTCGCAATCTTCGGTCAATGGGATAGTATTCTGTGGGCGCTGTTGGTGATAATGGTGCTGGATTATCTGACCGGAGTAATTAAGGCGGTTTACACAAAGAACGTATCAAGCGAAGTCGGCTTCAAGGGACTGCTCAAAAAGATTACTATATTAATTATAGTAGCGTTATCAAACGTCCTGCAACAGATTACAGGTGATAACGTTGCAATTCGTGAGATTGTTATTATGTTTTACATAGCCAATGAGGGTATAAGCGTGTTGGAAAATGTGGCGGCGATTTACCCGCGAATGCCACAAAAGTTGAAAGATATATTGTTGCAGTTAAGAGGTGATGACAATGCAGATAATTGATGAAAAGTATAATTGGAACGGTGGATTTACAAGCCGTTTCAAGACCGATTACATTGTTCTACATCACGCAGAGGCGGTTAAATGCACCGCACAAGATGTACATAGTTGGCATAGAGCAAACGGTTGGACAGGCATCGGTTATCATTTCTTTGTGCGTAAGGACGGCACAATTTATCGTGGCAGACCGATAAACGTTGTCGGTGCACATGTACAGGGAATGAATAGTTGTTCGATTGGAATTTGTGCTGAGGGCGATTATCATACAAAAGAAAAGACAATGCCACAAGCACAAAAGAAATCTATTATCGAGTTATGTCAATATCTAAAAAAGAACTATTATCCAAATGCGAAGATAGTTGGACATAGAGAGATTGGTGACAGTAATTGCCCCGGAAGATATTATCCATTGGACGAGATAAAAAATATGAAATATACGGAGGTTTTAACTATGGAACAGTATAATGAATTAAAATCATTAATTGAAAAACAGTCGGCGGAAATTGCCGATTTAAAAAACATCAACAAACAGTTGGTAAACGTAGTTCAAACTACAATGGTATATGATTTCAATGATGACAATATGCCGTCGTGGGCGCGTCCTGCGGTGCAGGCGGCTATGGACTGTGGTGCGGTACAAGGTGATGAACAGGGCAGACTGGGTTTGTCCTACAAAGACCTAAGGGCAATTTGTAGGGAGTACAGATGTGGTATGTATGATAAGTAGTTTTGAGGGTGGTGTAATGCCACCCTTATTTTTTTGCTTGGACTATATTGACAGTGAATAAATTCAAACTATAAATTTCTTGTATTTCGTCAATAGACAAATGAACTTGGTTTATGGTATAATAAATTGTAAATATTTGTTGAGGATTTGATGCAATAGTGGACAATATAATAAAGAAAACACATCAATTTTTAGTGGATAATGGAATTGCTGATACTTTTCAGTTTATTAAAAGTTTAGATACAATAGAACTTACAGGAACGAGTGAGAACGGGAAAGAGCGTGTGTTATTAAATGATATTATAGATGAATACGGAAAAGACACAGTAGTAAAAGATATTGCTTTTCAATTTTTAATTCCTTGTATTCCTGAAGGAGTTATAAAAAGTAGAACTCGAAGTGGGGCGATTTATTATACTCATTTTAAAGTTGTTGCTCATATGGAAAATAAGTTTGACTTAGAGATAAAAGAATATCATTTTCATGATGGTGATTTTTATTTAAGATATATTATAAAGATGAATAAAATCGGAGATACTGTAAATGAAAATTATGATGAAGAACTTAGTGTAAATTTCTCGTGTGTAAAACAGTTTTTATTAGATACATTTTCTAAAAAAGAATTAGAAAATGTATTTTCTGATGAAGAAATAGAATGGTTAGTAAAGACTGCACAAAATGATGATGATAAACTTAGTGATACAATTACTACAATTATGCTATATGTCCTTACTACATTTCAAGCAATAAATTTTCTTTCTTCTGATACATTAAAAAATAGAGAAAATAGTACCTGTAAAATTCCTATCAGCGTTATTAATAATAAAGATAATTATATAGATTCATCAATAATACGTAATATCAATGTCAGTAATTATTTTAATATAAAATTGGGAAGTAAAAAATACTTATCATCATCAAAAAATAAAAAAATAATTAGGAAAACAGATAAATGGATCGTTCATGGGCATGTTAGGCATTACAAAAGCGGCAAAGTCGTTTTTGTCGAAGCTTATTATAAAGGACCAAACAGAAAGTCGGCACTAAATCCAAAAACTACTTTTAGATTTAGTGATGTCAATAAAAGTGAATAGATATAAAAAAACAGTATTCATTAATTTGAAACTTATTATAGTGAAAAAACATCTGTTGCCCTTGTAATCGCAAAAGCACTTAATATCAAGAAGAAAAGAATATTGATGGAGTGGGCAAAAATCACATACGGCATTAAGTGTGACGAAGTGTCTGTCAAAGATGTGTCGCCGAATAAGGAAGAAGTGACGGAGCTGATAGACAGGCTGAACCAGTACGGATTGTCATCATGCTATTTGCATGATGTGATTGATGATTTTATTCAAGAATAACCTATACAAATTAAGAAGGAACATAGGCAAAATGCTTATGTTCTTTTTGGTTGGGTATCTTGTTGTTATCTATACAGCTATGGCAATCCCGAGATGAGGGTCTTTTAGGGCGGAGGTGAAGGTTGCGAGGCCTTCGGGGAAGTTATGTATGCCGATTGCGAGGGCGGTCATAAATCCCATACGTTTTAGGGCAATCGAGCGGGTTTCGTTTTCGGTCAGATTACCTATATCACCCTCTGTTGACGGCACAAAGTAGTCTATAAGTCCGATAAGAAGTATTCCGACAAAGAATGATACTACCGCAATATAATATCCCACAGTGTCATTTGTAGCTGACGCGATATATGTGCGTGACTTCTGAAAAATTTCAATCATTGAAACGTATATCATTACTCCGGCTGAAAATCCGAGCGAGCCGGCGAGAAATTTTGTATTTGTGGTTTTTGCAAACAATGCTATTATACTGCCGATTCCGGTTGCAAGTCCTGCCATAACCGTCAGCGACAGCGCGAACAGTACATTTGTTTCCAC